CGACTTCTACGTTCGTCGAGAACGGTCAGCAGATGTCGATCACCTGGAAGACCGCGATCCTGCCTGATACCCAGGAGATGAACGAGATCGCGCTCAATGAGCACACGATCAACATGCTGCTCGATGCGGCGGGGTCGATCTACAACGTGCAGGCGCTGGGGGTGAACGGGGCGCTTCTTGGCAGCGTCAATCTATTGCCCCCGGCATTCAGCCCTTTGTGGGGGGCCTTCAACTGGGGCGCCGCGAACTGGGCGTCCGCGAACACCGGGCTTGCCTCCATCCAGATCGCCTGGCCTGCGCCACTCGTCTTCCGTAAGGCGCAGATCCAGCTGACGGGCAATAGCTTCTCGACCTTCAGGATCGGCGACATGTTCATGCGGTACCAGAAGCTGGGGTATCTGCAGCAGACACAGGTTGGAGCGTAGGTATGATCCGTAGCTTATTGGCGTTCCTTCTAGGCGCGGTGCTGTGGTTCTCGGCAGCCTCGGCGCAGACGATCATCGGCACGCTGCCCTTCACCTTGCAGAACGGCTCGGTCGCCGATGCCAACCAGGTGATGTCGGACTTCAACACGATCGTCGCAGCGGTGAATGCGAACGCTGCGAACGCCGGAGCGAACTCGAACATCACAGCACTCAACGGCTTGACAACACCACTGTCATACACAGCCGGTGGCACGTCGAACTACATCGGGGGCACGTCGAGCGGATCAGCCAATGCGCAGGTCATCGCTTCACCGATCCCTTCGGGGTTCACGCTCGTCACAGGCAAGAGCATCACATTCATTGCGGGCTTTACGAACACTGGACCAACGCAGCTGAACGTCGCCGGCACGGGGCTCACCAACGTCTTCCGGCAGACCGCAACGGGCATCGGTGCGATGGTCGGCGGCGAGATCGTCGCAGGGCAGGTCTACACAGCCGTCTTCGACGGCACACAATTCCAGCTGCAGGGCCCTTCTCCGCAAGGGCTGGTGCCACCTTGCACGGTCATCGATTGGGTTGGGGCGGGCGCAGCGAGCAATGCCGGTCCTTCCGGCTATCTGGTTATGGCGGGGCAGGCGGTGTCGAGGACGACCTTTGCGTCTCTCTTTGCTTGTATTGCTGTGAGCGGCGTAGCAGCCACGACCTCAAATGGCAGCACCTCCGTGGTCGTGCCCAACTCGGGGCTGTTCTCCGTCGGCTGGTTCGTCGGAGGCAACAACGTCACTTGCAACTCCACGATCACTGCGATCCCTGATGGAACGCATATCACGATCAGCGCAGGCGCAGGCGCGAGCGGCGCGACCACATTGACAATCGGCCCCTACCAGCAGGGCGACTGCAGCACGACATTCAACATCGGAAATTTCTTAGGGCGCTTCACTGCCATGTTCGACGGTGGCTCGGTCATTACGGCCGCGACGTGCGCCAATCCATCGTCGGTCGGATCTTTCTGCGGCCAGCAGACGCAGACCCTGACCTTGGCGCAGCTGCCGACCGGGATCACGGGCACCACAAGCGGTTCCCTTTCAGTTTCCGTGTCGTCCACCGTGAGCAATGTCGCGCAGGGCACTCTAACCAATATTAACTCGCCCGGCGGCGGGCCTACGAACTACGGCTTTGTGGGGTCCCCGACAACGACTGCCATCACGTCCACAGGGAACACTAGCGGGAGCCTTAGCGTGACATCTAACAACACCAGTGGGGCGGCGCACCCTATCCTCCCCCCAGTGGCCCTCGTTGCCAAGTATATCAAGTTCTGATACCTCTGTCCTGACCACAGGACTGCTCGCACAAGGAGTCTACTATGCTTCGTAAGCTCTCGGCCGCCGTGGCAGCGGTCCTTCTCTCGGCTTCACTGGCACTGGCCGCCAACCTACCCCTGTTCTCGGGCGCGGCCGGCGGCGGGTGCTCCGAGGCCAGCCAGCTGGTCCCCTGCCTCAACCAGACCATCCAGGCCATCAATTCGGGCGTTGCGGGGCTCCTTGGCTCCAGCGTGGTGCAGGCGACCACCACTCAGACCACCATCCAGACCCTCGGGACCGTCACCCTCCCGGCGGGCACCCTCGCCAGCCCGGGGCAGTCGATCAGGATCAAGGCCTTTGGTACCGGCACCGCGACCGGGACCAACACCCTGACGGTCCAGGTGGGGACTGCGACGGCCTTCGCGGTAGCGGGCGCGGCGACCACCGCGGGTGTTTTCGAGGCTGATGTCATGGTCCTGAAGACCGGCTCCAACACCCAGCAGATTTTCTCGCAGGGGCAATTCAACGCGACGATCGCGACGCCGACCGAGCAGTCCGGCACCCTCACCGACACCAACCCGATCACGATCACCGTGTCTGGTACGTCGACGACATCGGGCAATTTCACCCTCAACGGCGTGGTCGTTGAGCAGATCAAGTAAGGAGCGCTCATGGCAAAGTCTTACGGCTCCGCAGGAGCCACCACGCTGAAGAAGGGGCTGAAGAACTGCAGCCCGAAGGCGGCGGACAAGTCCACCGTGATGCCCAAGACCTCGGTGAACAGCGATGCCACCCGCAAAAGCGTTGCGAAAGCAACCAACAACATCGGGCCCCGCGAGGCCTGAGCTCCGCTGGGAGCGGTTCGGCTATTTCGCGAATGAGCTCCCGCCTCTCTTTGCGAGGCACTGGCGGGAGATCGCGCTCAACCAGGGTAAGGTCCCGCTCGACCCGAACTGGGACAGGTACTACGAGTACGACCTCTTGAACATCCTGCAGACCCTCACGGTGCGGTCGAATGGGGTTCTGGTGGGGTACGTGTTCATGCTGGTGCACCCGCATCTGCACTATGCCTCGACCCTGTGGGCGCAGTCGGACATCTTTTGGCTCGATCCTGCCTACCGCAGTGGGTGGACAGGGGTGAGGATGTTCAAGGAAGTGGAGGTCGGCATGCGCAAGTTGGGTGTCAAGGTGGTCATGCTCAACGAGAAGCTCCACTTCGACTCCCGAGTGGGCGAGTTGTTCAAGCGGCTCGGCTTCTCGCACACGGAGAACATCTTCTCCAAGTATCTGGAGTGATCCATGGGTGCAGCACTCGGCCTGATCGGACCTCTCGCCTCCATCGGCGGCGCCCTGTTCGGCGGGGGAAGCACCGCGAACAACGTGCCCCAGGCGCCGCCGGTCTATCAGCCCACGGGCTCCGCAAACGCCGACCAGAACATCCAGAGCGGCATCAGCGGGCTGTCATCGAGCACTGTCCCTCGCGCGCAGCAGACGGCGGACTTCCTCTACAACAACCCGGGCGCCGCGGGAGCGCAGGCTGGCGCGCAGACCGCCGGCCAGCTGGGGCAGGCCGCGGGGCTCAGCCAGTTCACGCAAGGGCAGAACCTGATCGGCACAGGCAACAGCGTGGTGCCCTATGCCTACAGCGCGCTGAACGCGGGCTTCGACCCGCAGAGCGCCATGTACAACCAGGCGTTCCAGCAGAACACCGATCAGACACGGGCGCTGCTCGAAGCGCGCGGCATCGACTCGACACCCTATGGTGCAGGCGTTGAGGCCGATTCGAACCGGAAGTTCAACACGGATTGGCAGTTCAACCAGCTGGCGCGCCAGCAGCAGGGCGCGCAGACGGCCAACTCGCTGTTCGGCACGCAGACCGGCGACGTCACGGCCGGCGCGAACCTCTCGGGGCAGGCCCCGGGCACGTATTTCACGGGCGCGTCCCTGCCCTACAACACCAACCAGACGATCGGGACGAATCAGTTCGGCGCGCTCGGGCAGTCGCAGTCGCTGCAGCAGGCGCCCATCTCGGACTATTTCCAGTACCTGCAGGCTGCGCAGGCCGCTGCCGGTGTCGGTACGCAGCAGCAACAGACCAACCTCAACCAGAACCAGCTGGCGTGGAACCAGAACCAGCAGCTTGGATCGAACCTTGGGCAGGGGCTCCAGGGGCTGGCGAAGGGCTGGAACAACGTCCAGACGCCGGGCTGGGCCGGGGGTGGCAACGGCGGCTTTGCGACGAACTCATGGGCGCAGGCCAACCCAGGCGTGGCTGGTAGCGCGTTCTATGGCCCGGTGATGTCGTAATGGTCAGTCTCGCAGGCCTCTCCGCAGTCTATCCTGGCGAGCTCGCGGCGCAGAGCCAGAGCCAGCAGAACGACATGCGCCAGATCCAGATCGATCAGGCGCAGGCCGAGATCGCTGGCAAGCAGGCACTGGGCAAGGTGTTCCAGCAGATGGTGCCGGGCGCGCAGCCGAACATGCCTCCCCCGCCGCAGCAGATGGCGCCGCAGGCACCCCCTCCGGGGCAGCCTTCGCAGCCCATGCGCCCGCCGCAAGCGCCTCCGCAGGCCGCCGCTGGCCCGCCGCCGGGCCCCGCCGCAGGCGGCGCGCGCGCCCCTCAACCCGGGCAGCAGGCTGGGGCCCCAGCTTCAGGCGCCGGTGGTGGGCAACCGCTGCCGCAGGGTATGGAGGGGCGGTTCGACCTGAAGACGGCCGCCGCGGCGATCGCCAAGGCCAACCCCGGCATCCAGCCGCGCGTGCTGGTCGAGGCGCTCAATGCCGCCCTGCCCTACCTCAATGCCGAGGCCAAGCAGCAAGTGCTGGAGATGCGCCAGCAGATGCAGCAGGAGAACCTGGACCTGCGGCAGCGCTCGATCGAGCAGCGGGAGAACGACTTCCAGACGCGCGAGCAGCGCATGCGGGACGAGAACGAAGCGAAGCAGAAGCGGTTCGACACCCGCGAGGCGCGCCTGGAGGCGAAGCAGGCGATCCAGAACGACCAGGCTGTGCAGCGGCTGGCGCTGCAGCAGAAGGGGCTGGAGTACAAGATCGCGTCGGGCGACAAGGCCGCGACGATGAAGCAGTGGCGCGACATCGCGGATGCCAAGCGCAAAGCGGCGCTCGCGGCGGCGTCGATCTACTCCGTCAACAATGGGCTGGACGACAAGCAGAAGGCGAAGTTGCTGAAGGACGTCAACGACGCGGCCGAGGAGGAGATCACGAACATGCGCAACCTCCAGGGATCGTCCACGCCTACTGGAGGCACGCCCAAGGCCGACGGCAGCAAGACCAGCGAGCGTGTGGGCGACCAGCCCAAGCCGCTGCCGTCCGAGCTCCGCGGGCAGTACGACGCCTTCGTGAAGGAGCACCCCGAGCTTCGCCAGAAGGCGATCGACAAGCTCAAGGCTGACGGGTACGTGACGGACGGTCTATAAGATGGCCGATCCGCTCAAAGTCTTCACGGGGTTGCTCGACGCGATTGGCGAGAGCACGGATGTGGCCAAGGCTGCCGTCAAGCCATCGGCATCGCTCAAGGTCGCCAAGGCCGCCAGCAAAGGCTATTTCTCCGACCTGGCCAAGACCGGCTACGATTACTTTAAGGACATCGTCGCCAAGAAGCAGGATGTGCCGGCGGCGAACTACGACCCGAACGCACCGTGGAATAAAGGTTTTCCAACCAAGCCCGATTTCGGGTCCGCGCCGACCAGTGAAACAACCGTAACCATCAACGGACATACGACTAGCGCCCAAGGGGAGGATTCGGCCCAGAAGGCGCTGGATGCGATCTACGAGGCGCTTGGCCTGCCACAGCCGGAAGCGCCTCCCAAGCCCGTGCCCATCCCGAAGGCGCCCCCGGTGGCGAAGCCCTTCAACTTCGCGGACACCGCGGTCAAGACCGCCCAGCAGCAACAGCTAAAGCTCCCGCCGACGGTCGCGCCCCCGACCATGCACCCGGACGTGCTCCCGGAAGCAGCGCGGCAGGCGGCGCGCCTGAAGGGCAACTACGTCACCGAGGCCTTCCGCGGTGTGAAGGTCATGCCTGGTGGAGACTTCCAGGGGCAGTTCAAGGGCGGCGAGCTCTACTCGTCGGTCTCGACCAAGCTTGCGGACCTCTATTCCGGCTATCTCTCCAAGCACCCGGGACCGAACCCCGCCGCTGGCTCCTACCCCGAAGGCGCCTCCGCGGTGCCGCTGTGGATCGACACCAGCGACTACCTCAAGGTGGACGCCAAGGGTGCGAAATGGACCGCCTTCAACGCCAAAGCCATCCAGGAGGCGAAGGCTGCGGGCAAGAAGGGCGTGGTCATCGACAACGTCTGGGACGAGCCGAACTCCACGCATGTGCTGGAGGGCCCGCAGAAGATCTTCATCACCTTCCCCAATGGGCAGAGCACGGTGAAGTCCAAGTTCGCCGCGCGCTTCGACCCGAAGTCGACGGACATCTCCCGCTCGATCGCAGCCGTGGGCATCACGGGCGCGGCCGGCGCTGTGGCTATGGCGCCTGGCGACGCCAAGGCTGGCGAGCTCCCCGACGATGGCGCCGCGCTGCCGGCGAACTCGTCCCCGACGGAGGGCGAAGGCTACTTCGCGGACCTGCTCAAGCCCGACCAGAAGGTGCGCGACCCCAAGGATGTGTCGATTTTCTTCCGCGGCGAAGACGACCCCAACACGCTCGCGCCGTCCACACACTCTGGGCTTGGGCGTGTAAAGGACATCCCCAGCGATACCGCCGACGTCTTCAAGGAATCGGTCGAGCAGTACAAGAGCGGCAAGCAGGCCACGGGTGAGGCCTTCTCGAAAGACGAGCTCAAGGCATACAGCGACTACCAGCGCGCCTACGAGGCTTGGGAAGCTGGCGGCATGAAGGGCGAGCCGCCGAAGAACCCCGGCACTGGCCCGCTCAAGGCGCTGAAGGGCATCTCGGACGTAACCGGCGGCTTCCTGAGTGCCGTCACCTCCCCGATCATGGGCGCCTTCCGCTCGCTCGTCTCCAAGCCCGTGGAGGAGAAGACCGGCTTCAAGCACGAGTGGACGGAGGCCGTCGGCAGCCTGGCCATGCCGGTCACGGGCGTGTTCAAGTACGGCAAGGCCGCGCCGGCGGCGAAGACGGTCGTCAGTGAAACCGCGACGTTCCTCAACCGAATCTTCAACCCCGAGAAGATCGGCAAGGGCGAGCGCGCGGAGACCCTGATCCGCAACGCGCTGGGCGTGGCGGCGCGCGACACCGAGACCACGAAGGCAGCCTTCAACGACTACTTCAAGACCGTCAACCAGCTGGATGACAACGACAAGGTCGCGCTGATCGGCTACATCGAGGGCCGCACCAAGGGCGCCACGATCAAGGACCCCGCGCTGCAGCCCGTGGCCGACGCGATCAAGACGGCCGTGGACCAGCGCAAGACCAAGCTGCAGGCCCTGCCCTCCACCCATCAAATGGCGTTCGTGGAGGACTACTACACCCATCAATGGGAGAATCCGCAGGCGGCGCAGGCATTCACCAAGAACTGGTTCGCCAAGCAGGGCACTGGCAAGAACCTGAAGAAGCGATCGATCCCCACGATCGCCGACGGCATGGCCGCGGGCCTGGTGCCGAAGACGCTCAACCCGCTGGAGACGATCACCGACTACGTCACCAACATGGACCGCTTCATCGCGCACAATGCGATCATCGACGCCGGGCGCGCGGTCAAGGACGTGAAGTACTATCGCAATCCGCAGGTCGCGGCGAAGCTCGGTCTCGTGAAGCTCGACGGGCGCCTCGCCATGCGCCGCACACCCTACGGTGACATGCAGGCCTACGCGCCGAAGGACTGGGCACGCGTCTACAACAACTCGATTGCGAAGGGGTGGCACCAATGGGAAACAGCGGGCCAGATCTACGACAAGCTCCAGACCACGTCCAATTCAATCACCGCGATGGAGCTTGGGCTTTCGGGCTATCACCTGTTAACGATGGTCAACGAAGGCTCGATCGCGTCTGTAGCCAATGCCGTCTCGCAGGCCGTCAGTGGTGTTGGTGCGTTGACCCGTGGCCAGATGGGGGAGGCAGCCAAGCTCCTGGCGGGGTCCGCTAAGTCGGCCGTCACCGCGCCCTTCGCGCTCGGTGTGAAGCCCTACCTCGGCCACAAGGCGCAGCAGGTCTATCTCGGCCGGCAGACCGGCAGCGCGCTGATGCGCAAGACCATGGACCTGCTTGAGGCCGGCGGCGGCCGCGCGGTTGGGAGGACCCATGCAGCCGACTACAAGTTTTCCGCGGCGAACTCTTATTTCACTGCGTTCAAGCGTGGCGAGCTCCTGGCCTCGCTCAAGCAGGACTTCTCGGGCGGAATGCTCCGCGGCTTCGCCCGCCAGATGGGGCGCACCCTGCAGTCGGTCGCGCAGCCGCTGTTCGACGTCTACATCCCCAAGATGAAGGTCGGCGCCTTCCACGAGAACATGTCGGCGTGGCTGGCCGCGAACCCGACCGCCAGCTATCCCGACCAGGTGGCCATGGCCAAGCGGATCTGGGACAGCGTCGACAACCGCTTTGGCGAGGTCGTGCAGGACAACATTTTCTGGCACACCATGCTGAAGCAGACCGCGCAGCTGGGCATGCGGTCCTACAGCTGGAACCTCGGCACCATCAGGGAGATCGGCGGCGGCGCGAAGAACCTGCTCACCAACCCAAAGGGGCTCGGCCTGAAGGGCACGAGCTACGACCCGAAGATTGGGTATGTCGTGGCGCTCCCCATCACGACCGCGCTCACCAACGCGATCTACCAGTACGCCATGACTGGCAAGATGCCCGAGAGCGTCGAGGACCTGGTCGCGCCGCGCACGGGCGGCATGGTGCCGGGACTCGGTGGCCGTGGTCAGGTGGAGGAGCGCGCGCAGCTCCCCAGCTACATGAAGGATGTCTTCGGCTGGTACGAGGACTGGTACCAGGAGATGCTCAACAAGCGCTCATCGCTGGTCGCTACCATCGGCGAGCTCGCGGCGAATCGCGACTGGAAGAACGACCCGATCGTGAACCCCGAACACTCCGCACCCGAGTGGATGAAGGAGTATTTCGAGTACGCCAGCAAGTTCCTGCCCATCTCGGTCAAGCAGGGTGCGCAGGGCGAGAAGAAGGGCTCCAAGCTGGGGCTGCAGTCGTATCTCGGCATCCGGCCCTCTCCTGCACAGTTCACCGACCCCAAGGGCTTGGCGTCGATCCGCAAGTACCAAGGCGAGCAGATCGACAAGAAGCGCCGCAAGACAGAAGCGAGGCAAAAGCAGATCTATGGCGGACCAACAGATTGATTACGTTTCACGCTTGGCATCAGCGCTGGGCGTCGACACCAAGGAGCGCAAGGTAATGGGGCATCTCGACAGTTTTGCGGAAGACATCAACGACACCGTGGCGATGATCAACAAGTCGTTCGAGGTGCTGAACACGCGCAAGCAGAACCTGCAGGAGCGCGGCGTCGAGATCGCCCGGCGATGGTCGCAGCACTTCGACGCGCAGGAGGCCTCTCTCGCCGCGGCCGAGGCCGCGCTCAACCGCATCTCCAACGTGCCCCTGTCCGAGGTGAAGAAGGATGGATGAGGACGACGTCATAGCGATGCAGGTCTCCTGCTCGCGCTGCGGCAAGGTCGTCAAGAACGACCTCCCGCGTTCGGAGATGCCCTCGCAGATCGAGTTCCTCGACCGGCTGCGCGTGGCCGGGTGGGACGTCATGCACCATCAGAGCGGCACCACGGGGCGCGAAGGCGGTAGCTCCGAGCGGAGGCTGTGTCCGAAATGCGCGTCTGTTTCGTAGACCCGCAAGGGGCCAGCCTTGACATCGCCATGCGTGCGCACCGCGATGGCCATGACGTGCTGATGGTCATCCGCGACACGCCCAAGACGGCCAACATCGGCAAGGGCATCGTGAAGGTCGTGGACGGCGTCGACATCGCCCGCCACCTGAAATGGGCTGAGCTCGTCGTGCTCGCGGACAACACCCGCTGGCTCCAGGACGTGGATGCCTACCGCGCTGCCGGCGGCCTGGTGGTCGGCCCCTCCAAGGAAGCCGCGGACTGGGAGCTCGACCGCGAGGTAGGCCAACAGATCATGCGCAAGTGCGGCATCGAGGTGCCGTCCTACCGGACCTTTTCCAACTACGACGAGGCGATCGCCTACGTCAAAAAGGAAGACCGTCGGTTCGTGTCCAAGCCCAGCGGGGACGCAGACAAGGCGCTCTCCTATGTCTCCAAGACGCCGGCCGATATGGTTTACATGCTGGAGCGCTGGAAGAAGTCCAACAAGCTCAAGGGTGACTTCATCCTCCAGGAGTTCAAGGGCGGCATCGAGATGGCCGTCGGCGGCTTCTGGGGCCCGGGCGGGTTCAACGAGGGCTGGTGCGAGAACTTCGAGTTCAAGAAGCTGATGAATGGCGACCTCGGCGTGGCTACGGGGGAGCAGGGCACGGTCCTCCGGTTCGTCAAGACCTCCAAGCTCGCCCGACGCATGCTGGTGCCCCTGCAGGAAGACCTAGAACGCATCGGGTACACCGGCTATATTGACGTGAACACGATCATCGACGAACAGGGCAATATCTGGCCCCTAGAGTTCACGATGCGCCCGGGCTGGCCGACCTTCAACATCCAGCAGGCGCTCAACGAAGGCGACACGGTCGAATGGCTGATGGATCTGGCGCAGGGCCGCGATGCCCGGAATTTCTCGCTCGACCGCACAGCGATCGGCGTCGTGCTGAGTATACCGGACTATCCCTACTCGCACATCACGAGGAAGGAAGTGACGGGCATTCCGATCTACGGAATCAAGCCGGGCATGTGGCAGCACCTCCACCCCTGCGAGATGATGCTGGAGGTGGCGGCCAACGACGTCGACGGCAAGATCGTGAACATGCCGATGCCGTGCACGGCGGGGGATTACGTGCTGGTGATGACGGCGGTGGCGGACACGATCAGCCAGGCGAAGGAGACAGTCTATCGGCGCTTGAAGCGCTTGGTCGTGCCCAACTCCCCGATGTACCGGACCGACATCGGGGATCGATTGAGCAAGCAGCTGCCGCTCTTACAGAAGATGGGCTTCGCATCAGGGATGACGTTCTAGGTGATCCTGGCAAACTAGATAGGCTCGTCGACATCTCGCTTCGAGAGCTTGAAACTCTCCTAGAAATGGAATGGGATCCGGCCGATCCAAAGCTAAACTCGACAAAGCTATCTGGCATAAGCGTAGTTCTAACAACGCAGACAAAAGTTGACGATACCCGCCTGCGCAAGCGGCAGACGGACATGATGCCGCGCCTGCTGGAGATCCTGGCGAAAGAGGAACGCAAGCTTCCGGTGCTGGATCTGGTGGCGAATCGGTCATGAGGGTTAGCCTAAGCTGGCGAGAACGGGCGATAAACAACGTGGCGAACCGGGGTTCCTTAAGTGGTTGATTTATTGTGAGCTTCAGGTTTCCCGACCGAAATCCTAAGTTTCAAGGAAATCAAAGGGGTTTAGCAGGGTTCGCCGGGGCGGTTAGCCAGTAGGTTAGCCGGCCTTTGGCCGGCGCCAGTTGAGCAGCTTCTCCATCGCAGCCGCGGCCATGAGCTTCTGCTCTGCCTCTTTGCTGTAGAGGGCGGCGTGCTCCAGCTTGTCGTGGCCTAGGATGTCCATGAGCTCGCGCGTGGTCGCGCCATGCTCGGCCAGAGCCTTACCCAGCGTCTTGCGCAGGCCGTGCAGCGAATAGCCGTTGGGAATGCCGGCT